TTCACCTTGCCCGCCTCGGCCAGCTTGGCGATATAATCCTTCTCGGACTGTATCGCCTCCTCAATCCCCTCGGCAGACTCAGCGTCCTTGAACCTCTCCAAGAGCTGCTCTTTGGCAGCATCGGGTAGCTCGGCCTTGTCTACAGCCTCCTTAATGGCGGCTTGTGCTTCGGCTTTCACTTTTGCCTTCTCTGCCTCCTGCGCCTTGGTCTTGAGGTCGTCGCGCTCCGTGGTCAGAGTTTCAATCTGACCCTCCAGTTCCGTGATTCGCTCTTCAAGTTCCATCTTGTGCTTTACCTCCTTCTGAATTTCTACCCTGACCCCAGCCTCAACAGCTTTAATTAAGTCAGGGCGACGGTCCTTCAGGGTTGATAGTTCTACTAGGTCAATATCCCTTTGCCGGTCGGCCTCGTAGAATGTGACCACCCCGCCGGCGCCAGGTTCGGTTACAAAATCAACCGACCTGGATGCGACCAGCTTCTCAATCACCAGCGTCTCTTTACCATCAATGGTAGCCTTCGATGCGCTTCCCACTGCATTGATTGAAATGCCCATCTCTGAAAGCATCCCTTTATCTCGCAGTGAGGCTAACTTCGTTAGCAACCATGGCTCGATGATTTCAGCAATACCGGTGATAGTGCCGCTTTCATCGCATGTCACATTGGTCAAGGTGGCAACCCAGTCCTTTATCGACCTCTCAGGCCGGGCTTCTTCCTCTTCCTCGGTCGGATGGTCGGCATACATTTTCTGTCCTTCGAATATTTTATAATCCCTCTTCAGGACTTCCTCAGGATAGTAGCGAGAATTATCTTCATTGAAGCCAGCCTTGATAACAATTACTGTAGCTCTCCCTTTATCAAACTTGGCCTCGGTAAGTGGGACATAGCTTAAAATCAATTCCCTAGTCTCAACTTCTTTCACCCACTTCGGAACCTCATCCGGTTCTACACCCAGCTTGCTATATTCTGCTCGGATTTTCCTCTTCACGGCTGGCAAGTCAGCTGAAGGAATCTGCACTTTCTGTCCCCTGAATCCGCCAGGGCTTAAAGCCGCAGCTGCTCTGCCCAGCTGGACTCGGGTGACTTTCTTCTCAAGGTCTTGCCAAAGCCTCAGTTTCCAGGTGGTAGACTTTTCGGGATCACCCACATAGGCATAGGCAGCAGCAGGGTATTTAACTCCATCCTCAGTCTTCATGACCTTCTGCTCTTTCAGCCAAGCCAGCACCTTATCAGCTTCTTTGAGAGCCTCTTTAGTTTTTTCTTTATCCGGCTCTTCAGACGACAGCAACTCCTGGCAAAGCTCCACAATCTTCTTGAGTCTGGCTGCATCCAGGGCTGCATTTCGTTTCCCTACTTCCTGAATAATCTCAGAGTATTTGGCTTGTAGGGCTTCTATCGGCTCATAGGTCGTTTGGCGCATTACCTTCTCGGGTTCTCCTAACTCCACCTCGCCCTTCTCACTCAGGGTATAGCTTATCTTATAGTCCCCACTTTTCACTCGGTAGACACACTCGTTATCCCAGACATCTTCCACATATAAGTAATCATCCCCGCCATATCCGAACTTGTCGATAAGTGCCACCTTCAACAATTCCCGCTTATCCTCGGCACTAAATTTACTGGCCATAATAACCTCCTTGCTTTCTTTGGCTACCCAGTTACCATCCTCATCCTGCCTGTATTTCATTTTGACAGCAGCCCAAGCAGTAGCATTCGCCTTCGCTTCATCGCCCTCATATTGTTCGAAGGCGGAATTGTAGGCAGCTACCCAAATCTCAATAGCGTGCTTTGGTAGTTTTTCAATCTGCTCTGGCGGATTATCAACTGTATAAGGCATAATTACCTCCTATGAAATGTAGTAATGCATCAAGTTCCCTTCGTCATCAAAGCCATTAGCTTGATGCTCCTCGCAGTAGGGGCAATAATCGTAGTAATAACAAACCATCCCTGATTTATCTATGATATATCTTCTTATCATCCACCGCCCACAAGAACACATAAGCATAATTACACCTTCCTCTTGTCGCCGAATACAATAAACCAAGCTACCCGCCACCGAACTGTAAACGGCAATTCTTTAATCTCTTTCAGATATTGTCGCCAGTTCCGCTTCGTTCCCTAGCGTATTTTATGGGCTAATCTTCCGTTCATTCCTTACTCCTTTATCTAGGTAACCTTTAGCTATTATTTTCTTAAGAAAATAAGCCAAGCAAGATAATGATTATAGTAATAATCCTCACATCGCCCATCATATATAAGCAGGTTTATCCTCTTTCTTAGCTTACAAATAGGACATCTGAAATAATTGGCTTTTGGGTCATTCAACCTTTGTGAATATCGCTTAAAGAGATATACCCAGAAACAATAATAGAGGATGCAGCAGACAGGTATATTGCTGTTTATCCCCGCCATAAAATGGCAAATCAACCAGCTTGTCTTCCTTAAAATTCTTTTCAAGTTGCTAACCTCGCAGGTGCCAGTGCACACACGCAGTTAGGATGGGCTGGCGGTCTCATATGTCCGCTTGAAAATTCCTTGTCCATTGATATCACGCCATCAGCCTCATTACCAGCACATATAGGACAAGGGTCACCACCAGTCACCCATTCTTTTGCCTCTATATTCATATCCTTTGCTCTATCCATAAAGGCTTGTGAAAGGGCATCGCTTGTTTCAGTCCGGGCTATAGTCCTCGCTCTGGTTCTGGACATATCGGTAAATCCCTTTCTGATGTCCGAAGTAAGCCCAGGTATGCCCCGCTTATTTTTTATACCTTCACTAACAAGATGAGCCAGCCTTGATTTGGTCTCGGTGTCCATACTCTTGATAAGCCAACCTGCACGCTTACTGGCATAGTCTATAGCCGCTTGCATCGGCGGCCCTTCATAGGGCACACCCCCCCACTTCATCATTTCTACAGAGCCGGCAATGTAAATCATCGCCAGTCGCCCATTAAGACGAGTAAAATAACCAAGGGTAATCATCCTTAGATATGGCTCAAAGATATCGTCCAGCTCACTACCCAAGGACTCCTTGATATGGCGGTAATAGAGGGCATCCATCTGGTCGTAAGGGAAGCTATCTCTCATGGCCTTAAAATACTGCCTTAGTTCCCCCTCGAAGTCACTAGCTAGTTTCAGGTTCTTTGTTGAGAGGGGATTAGCAGGTAATCTATCCTGGGCTTCCTGAATTAATAGGTTGAACTCGGTTCCTACTGTCATCTTTACTCTTTTCAGATGGGTATATCCGCTTTTCTTTTGTTACTTTCCCCGTGCCTTTACATTTGGGACACGGGAGTCTTATAAATCCATGCTCATATTCTCGGTAGCCCGTCCCATGGCAGGCTCGGCATTTTATCTCGTAGAAAGTCCGCTTGTAGTTAGGCATATCTACTCCTTTTTTATTTTTTACCGTTTACCTGTATAGCTTCCCGCAGGTCTCTGAGCGCCTTGACCAGCTTTGCATCCGGGTTTCCTTTGCTCACTTCGTTCAGTGTATCTAGCACCTCGGCCGGGTCGTTTATACCCAGCGTCAAGAGTGCTATCTGCTGGACATCGGGCGAATAGGCGAACTCCGGCATAACGGTCAGGATATCCACCAGCGACTTGGCAGCCTGGGCCACATCGGCCGGCGCTATCGTCGGGAAGTCCCTGTCCACATACCACTTGTCCGCTGGTACTTGATTATGCTCAAGGATAACCTCATCGATGTCCTGATAGGTGTCCCCCCAAACCTTCTGGTATGACTGGAACATCTTCATCATCGGCAGCTCCACGGTCTTGGCCGTGGCAAGATTTCCGATTGATATATCCCCGAAGTATTGCTCGGGGATTCCGACGGCGGCCGCTATCTGTAGTTTAATCATCCGGCCATCCTGATAAGCGGCTGAGGCCCCCGTCTCTGTTTTAATTGGTGTAGTCAAGACCCCCTCATTTTCTAGTAACTGAGAGCCAGCAGCTATTTCTTGCTCGTGGGTCTTAGCCTTGATAGCTTCCACAGCCACTTGGCCGCCCTTCACCTTCGTCTTCCATGCGAACCTAGCCAATGCCAGCATAATCGCTATACGGCTGGCCAGGAAGCGCCGGTACTGCTTTATCCAGTCAAGAGCCGGCAGTAATAAGGGGTTCCCGCGCTGGCTGATGGTGTTGTAAGTCAGGTGGTAAATCAGGGCTTCGTCATTGTGCGTGACGCTATTCCCTAGAGCATCCTGGACAGCCTCGCCTTTGATATTGGTCGTGCTCCGATATATCGTCTCATGTGCTGTGCCTTGCCTATCCGTCCACTTCCGGCGGTAGAAGCGGACATCTTCAATATCGTCAGGGTTAGTGATTATCTCGGTTATCTCCAGTGGATCAATTCGCCTTATGGTACCCGTGCCGTTCCCACCTAGGAATATGGCAAAGAAAACCTCGCCGTCAACCAGCAGCTTGTCGGATGACTTGCGCTGTCCCCTGGCTGATAGCACCGCCTGATTGGTCTTTGAATCCCAGAAGGACTCCAGCGCCTTTTGTGCCTTCTCGTCTTCCATCTGCCAGGTCATGCCGGAGCCGAAGGTATAATCTGTCCAGAGCCTTATTGCCTGGCGAGCCAGAGGGTCCTTGGTGTAATAGAGCCGGGACAACCTCAGATTAGTAATCCGTTCCTGCGCAGTAATGATTTCGCCGGTTCCCTGACTGAGGTTTATCCAGCCCTCGTCTTCAAGTTTTAGCTCAGCTTCAACACCTGTGGTGGCTTCCCGTATAAGCTGCTCCAGTTCACCACCCGGTATTAGCTTCTCCTGTTTTGTCTTTGGCTTCGGATTCATTTATTCCTCTCTCTTTTGCATAGAAGGTGGCACAATTTTAGTCAAACACTTTCGGGCTTCGCGTTCAGACCAGTGCCTATGCTTGCAAAGCCTCCGTATAAAGCCACCTTCCCTGACGATGGGAACGAACAGTTTGTTGTCCCTGATTATCTCGTATGTCCTGACCATCATATCGACCTCTGCCTATGACCCAAGGTAGTCTAACACTCGGAAAGGTTTTAAGGGGCGTAGATTTCGACTTGGGGGCTTCCTATCTAGGGGGAGGCTCGCCTTTACCACCTTGCCTATCTGAGTATTCCAAGAAGACAAGCATTAAACACATAAACCCAAACAGTATCAATCCCGCTATCATTATATCAACTCACTTTCTGCGCTACCTGGCATGCCAACTCCATATTGTGCATTATTCTGTGTGCAGCTTGTCTGAAAGGCTCCTTCTCTTCATCTGTCATATCTTCCCAGAATAGATGCTTCCACTCGGCGTGCGGAGCTTGTTCCGCCGCTGTCGCAAACACTTCCTTAGCTATCTCTTCAATCATAATGCTCCTTTCAAACCAGTTCCAAATCCCTGACTATCTCCATCGCGTCGTAAATAATAATCCCCTCGGTCGGCTCCAGCTCTGCCTCTTCCAACATCAGCTCAGTTATCGCCCAGACCAAGGCGTCGAGCCGGTCAGGTGATTTGTCCCCTGGCTCCCACTCGCATAGCTGGTCTTCTAGGTCAGGGAAAAAGCCGACATGGTGAACCCGCCCCTGCTCATATAGGGCTGATACCGGTTCGGCCCTGGTATATTTACCGCGGCTGGCGTGAACCTGCTTAAAAGCGACATTGGGGTCAACGGTTCTGACAGTATGCTCCACCATGTCTCCGCCGTTGTTTACCTCGCCTACTATCCGGTCAGCATTAGAGCTGTAATAGCCTGTGACCGCAGCGTTCGCCCACTGGTCTGGAGTTCCCTTGATGGTAAGGTCGGCCAGTATATAGCCGTGCAGTATACCCCCGGTCGGGGCTATACCAGCCACGATAATGCCCGTCTCTGAACTCTCTTCACCGGTAGAAACCGCCGGGTCTATGGCCACCACTATCCTTGTCAGCCCAGGGTGTTCTCGTACCCTTAACTCATCTATGCGGTCTCGCTGCCATAGAGCCTCAGGGTTATCGTCCAGGATCTCCCCTGCCAGTTCCTGCCGGCCGAGCCTGGTTCCCTCATACCGGCTGAGTATATACTTCAAAAAGTCCGGAGCTAGGTTATCTCTGTTTTCCAGTGTATGCCCCCGGGTAACCGCCGTCCTATTATCCTGTAACAGCGCCTTGATAGTTTTGATTGGCCGCGGCGTGGTGGTAACCACTACCTGGGGCTTCTCTCCTATCCGCAAGCCGAACATCAGGTTGTCCCAAGTGTCCTGAGGATATTTGAACTTGCTTAACTCATCTACCCAAGCCTTTTGATGCTGCGGTCCCCGGAGTTGGTCTGGCTCGTCCCCGGAATATATTATGGCCAGTGCTCCGTTCGGGAAAGTCAGCCTACGCTTTGAAGACTCGTATTCCGGCCTGAACCATGGTGGGCTTATATTAAGAATAGCCGAGTCGCCCACCTCCACCATAGTGTCCCTGACATCGGCCTTGGTCTGTCCCACCAAGGCTATAGGGCTGAATCCCTCTTTTGCCCACCTGATGGTTAGCTCGGCGCCGGTGCGGGTCTTGCCTCCGCCTCGCCCACTAAGCAGGAGCCATATATACCAGTCCCATTCAGGCGGCAATTGCTTAGGCCTAGCAAAGAATTCCCAGTCGTATAAAAGAGCCTCAGCTTCCTTTTCCGTCAGTGATTTGAGAGCTCTCAATCTCTCGGACTCAGGTAGACAAGCAAGCGATTGTGCTAATGATTTGACTTCTGTGCTCATTTGCTATATGATTCCTATATGAATGGAGTTAAGTTCTGTTTTAAGTGCAATACTGAAAAGTCTATAGATGATTTCTGCAAAGCCACAAGCACTCCAGATGGACTTCAATTTTATTGCCGCTCTTGCACTCGTGAAGCTAATCGACTCTCCTATGCCAAAAAACATCCTGATTATCAACCACGCAGAAAAGGACGTGATGTTGAGAGGCAAAGGGACTACCACGAGCAATGGCGTCAGGGCAAACGAGCTACTGAGCTAGAATATGAAAGTAATTGGCGTGCCAGAAATCCAGAATCTAACAGATTGCGACATCACCGACGTAGTGCCAGATTGAATCATGCTAAAGGCTTCGCAACCCCTGAGCAAATAAAACAAAGGATAGATTATTATGGTCGAAGGTGTGCCTATTGCGGTGGCCCCTTTGAGCAGCTTGACCATGTTATCGCTATATCAAAGGGCGGCGCACATTGGCCTGCAAATCTCCGCCCTTGCTGCTCACAATGCAATGCCAAGAAAGGTCAGCGACACTGGAAAGATTGGTTATTATCTATTTAGCTTCCGCTTCTTTCTTTCGTTCAGCCAGCCTATTCAACATCTGAATGAGTTTGTCTTTGGCATCATGTTCTACCCTAAAACTTTCTCCTGGGGGATTAGCTATCTCAGTTTTGTCCGCCATTCCAAGCCAATTTTTAGCAAGGAATATAGCTACCGCTGCATTCTTCTCCGACAGTTTAAACAGATTGCGTCTAAGTGAGATTAGTCCTCCGATTCTCTTTTTGCTAAAATACTCCGCAAAACTCACCCCAAAATGCTCCTTGACTCTGCGCTCTATGGTATCCTCAGAGCAGTTGAAAAAGGTAGCTATCTCCGCTAAAGAACATTGAATTAGGCAAAAGCCCTCCAACTGTTTATAATCTATATTGATTTTAGGTCTACCGCCATTATGTTTAGCCATCTATCCTCACCGCCTGCTTATTAGTTTGAATAATCTTTTTAAGCTCTGGTTGATATTAAATTGATAAAAAAAGAAGGAGCAGCTCTTCTCTCTCTCCTTCTCCCTCTCCCTCTCCCTCTCCCTCTCCCTCTCCATGTCGACAAAAGTTACTCAAAAAGTTACAAGGACTTTCAAAGGAAGTGCGACAAAAGTTACTTGACAAGTTACTGCTAAAGGTGATACGCTTAGTATAAAGACTACAGGAGGCAGCACGATGCGTTCTCAAAGACCCCGGACATGGATAAAGCTCTATCCTTCAAGTTGCTTGGATGGCAGCATCCGCTATCAAATTGACCCAGCCGAAAGAGGCACCTGGTATGACCTTCTCCTTTTTTCTGCCCTCTGCTCGGATGATGGCTCAATTTGTGATGGCGACCAGAGACCATATCCCCACAGCTTCATTGCTAACCGCCTTAATATTTCAGAGAAGTTGCTGGAAACTACGCTCAAGAAGTGTAAAGCAGAAGGGCGACTTACTGAAGATGAATATGGCATTCATATTACGAATTGGAAAATTTATCAATCAGAATACCAGAGACAGAAACCTTTCCGGGAGAAAGCAAAAGCATCTTGGGCTGACCGGCAAGACCCAGAACTCATTAAAGCCCTTAGCCCGGACCGGGGGAAAACAAGCGAAGCTACCCTTGGCTACACTTATGAGATGTTTTGTCAAGACGAAAAGGAAATAACTAAAACTTATGGCTATCCCCTGGAGGAGCTTCCCGTTGACCTTGATATTTCAATTACTAACGATTTTAAGGAAAAGTATGGCGAGGAACGGGGAAGGTGGCTTGCTTACCATTTTCTTTCTATCAGGGATGGGGTTTATCTCCCCCCATCAATGACAGAATAAGAAAAAGGGACTCGGCATCTCCTTTAGAGTGTCAAGCCCCCACGAATTAAGACTATCACCAAAGCTGATTTTTGTCAAGTGTGGGATAAAACATCATTTTTGTGGGAAGTTTTGTAGGTTTTACCCCGTCGCCAATCTCGCATCCATTCAGGAAATGTTTGCTTTTTCTGCCTCCATCCCTTCACATACATTAGGGCACTCTGGGCTGGACGGCTTAATTGTTGAAATGTCAATCCCTGATCCACTTCATCCACCAAGGCTTCGCCAGCAATCCCTGTCGTTTTTAACCTATCTTCAACCTGAGCTATTACCTCTTCTGGTTTGGTAAAATATGACTCACTTCTAAAGCCCGTTTGAATGGCGGGGTCAGTGTAGCTTGAACCATCAGGATTATCGACCCAATCACCAGCTAAAAAAGCGCCTCTATGCTCTAAAATCCAGATGACTTGAAAGGGACACCATCTTATCTCTCCATAATGATACCAAGCTTTACCTTCACCAAAGGGGCATTTATTATAATCTTCACACTCTTGACATTCTCTCATTAACGCTTCTGCCCCTGTGAGTTTATCACTCTAATAATAGTCCGCTTTGAAAGCCCAAACCTCTCAGAAAGCTCCTTCGTTGAAACACCTTGCCTGGCTATCTCCATTATTTCTGCATCTCGCTTGCGCTTCCGAAGACTGACTGCCCCGCCTTTTATCTCAAATATGCACTCCTCAAAAGGGCAATCCAAGCAGGAACTTTGACACCCAAGGTATGCCGTAGCCTCCGGGCAGCCACTATCCGCTTTGCCGTAACTTTCTGCATCTTGCGTTCTCATTTGAAATCAAACACCATTTGCCGGCACCTTTTAACAGCAAGCTCACTCATATTCCTAGCGTCTCCGTTATATATCTTAATGTGATTGTCTTGATAATATGGTTTGATATTCATTTGAAGTGTCGCCTTGTCTGTCTTAGCAAGCGGTCAATCTCCTCTGGACTTTCCAGCTTTCCCTTGACTGTGATAGGCTTAAAATCCTCTCTCGGTGGCTCCCAAACAATAGGCACGCCAGGATGCTCCCTCTCCCACAGCTTAGACATAAGGATTAGAAACTTCCGCTTTGTCTCCTCTGGAATTAAGAACCAAATCTTCATTGCCGTTACAAAAGAAAGGCGACCTAAGAGAGGCGAAGCCTCTCTCAAAGTCGCCCTGCTCAGTCCTTCTGTTAGGGCTAAGTTATTTTACTTTCCCGATTTCTTCACTAGCTCATCCTCTGTGCTTAGAATACGATAAATGGCACCGTTTTTAATCAGAATACGGACTTCTCCATGCCCCGCCTTCTTAACGGTCTCAAGCTTCTTTAGTATTAACTCTAGCTCTTCCTTACTTTCCATTTTAGCATATCTCTAGCAGGGTAGCCTAGTCAAATCCCTCCTTATGGATGCTCCGCGATAAACTTATCCACACACGCATCAGTATCATCCTTATACTGGCTGAGAATGTCCCTAATCCTCTTCTGGTATCTCGCCTCTGCCTCCACATTAGCCTTAGAACAGGTTTGTTGCGCTTGGGCTACCTGACTATCACAGTTCTCGTCAATGGAGCGCTCTTCCTCTTGGTAAGTATCATACTTCCCGCCCTCTTTAGTGCGGGTATCCCGGAGATGGTTCTTCCAAGCCTCATCTTTCCTAGCCTTGCGCTCCTTAAAAATAGCCTTCAGCGTAGCCTTGCAGGTCTTGTCCCCGCTGTCGTATGAGGACTCAAGCGTGTTCCACTCTGCCCTCATTGATTCCAAGACCCTATTCCAAATCTGGCTCATTAACTCCCGGTGTGCTACCCTAGCTTGTTCAATCGCCCTTTTGGGTATCATTGTAAACCTCCTTAATTTAATTTGCCTTGTCCCACCCTACACCCGTTTACATTAGTCCAGGGTATGAACCCTCTTGCACTAGCATCACCCCCTTTCGGTTTTTCACAGTAACCTCCTTTGAATTACCTTGGCTTCCTCATCAAAGTATTCCAGCTTGACCATTATCTGCCGTCCAGCACCCTTGCCACACTGGGTTACAAAGCCCACCTGTTCTATTCTCTCAAAGGGTATGGACAAGACCTGTCCCGTATCCCCAAACCTCAGTCTCCATAGTCTGCATTTCCCTCTCAAAGCCCGGTGCAACTGATAGTCCAGCCCCTTAGCCTGGTAGCGCCTGTAAATATGAGCTGAATAAATCACTTGCTCAAAGACGCCATTCTCAAGCGTTCCTACCACATTCCCTTTTACAAACTGTGGCTCACCCATACTCTTTCCATCCACCTCAAAGTCAGCTTGTTCATTGGATATTGTTGCAATCTAGCTATCGGGTAGCTTTTTCTTAACCAATTAAACATATCTATCCATTCTTCAAACCCATCTTCTTGTGCTTCTTTCTCTGATATAGCCCAGAGGGGTTTAAGGCTTTTGCCTATAATCTCAGCCACCCCTAACTTCTCGCCTCCGCCTTTCCTTCTCGGCTTATAAATAACCTGCACCATCTCACCCACTTCCCAATCTCGGTCTTTTCTGGGGAAGCGGAAGGTGGTAAATTCAGGTTGCTGTAACTTATCCCACTTCTTGCTGAAGCCAAATATCCTCATTGCTTCCCCCTTGTCCTGATATGCTTCCTGGTCAAGATGAAGGTCATCTGGTGAGCGACATACTCGCTGATGTTCCCACCATTCCACTTGATTGCTCTCCTGATTAAAACTGGCACAAGCCCAGCCTCTAACCTGAAAGATACTCTCTGCGTTTTAGAGCTTGTTCCTGCCATTTTTTAACCCTTTGCAATGTCAAAGTATTCCCTTTTACCCTATGCCCTTTCTCGTTAATCTGAGCGTCAAGTGTCCGCACTTTTAGCTTTGGGACTCCTTTGGCTGACTCTCTGGCATCTCTTGTCTTGCTTTATAAATACCAGAGGGTAGCTTCTTAAAGTTAGGACTGTGGGTAATACCCCATTCGTGCAGTAAATTGTCTTTAATGAACACCTTCACCCCCGCCTTATCCGCAGCCCGCACAATCTCCTCCACCCACTCTATCTTGGGCTGGAAGGTATATGTTCTATTATTTAGAGGCATTACCCTTTTCAAGCCTGATATGCCTTCCATTCTTGAGGCTAGGGAAAACATCTCAGCATAAGTTCCTGTGCAAGCACCGATGATGAGCCAATTTATATCTAATTCTAGGCAATCAAGATGTCTCATGCCAGCTAACAAAGGCTCAAACGATATGTATTTCACCTTTGCTTCAATATCATGCAGGGCAAATCTAGCTTCCATCAACTTATCCCAAGTAGTCACAGTTACCCCCACCCAGCAGTTATCGGGGAACGGCGACCACTTGATTAGGTTCTGGGGTTGCTTGGTGAGAAGATAGAAGCGGTGCCAAGGGTTATTCAGAATTACATCAAAGACTTCAGCTTGCCAATTGTGAGGTATCCAGTCGCCAAATAGTTCACCCATATCGCAGACGAAGATACCCATAGGAACACCACGCCAATCCATCTTTCTATATGTGTGAGGTGGTATCCTCTCTTCCCAGAAGCGTGGATAGAAGGGGTCATTAAGAGCCACTTTTCTATGAGCTTGTGATAAATAAGCTAATTCAGCTATACCCTCTTGATTAGCCAAATACCTCTGCCTCAACCGCCCATTAGCTAGCCTTCTAGCATAGCAATAAGGGCAGCCATTAAGACAGCCTGTGATTGGATTCCAAGTATATCCCTGTGTGCCGTCAGGATTTTTTACCCATTCAATTTTCGTTTTTTGCACTTGTGCTTCCTCCCTTTAAGTCTTTGCCAGAAAGTATGCCTATTATGACAATCCTGACAGAGACTTAAACCATTTTCTACCTCAAAGATACCTTCGGGATATTCCATAATTGACCGTATATGATGGGCGTCAATCTCCTCAGTCCCCCCACAGTCTTGGCAAGTGTGGTTATCTCTTTTTAGGACTGCTTTCCGCCATTGATAAAATTCTGGCGACCTACGAATACCCCTTACTAACTCTGTTAAACCACCTTTCCAATTGGCATTTCTATTTCCCTGCCTAACCAAAGACATTTTCCTTTTTGTTTCTTCGGAAGCCGTTTTACCTTTCATTGGGTGGGTATGTGTTCTATGCCACTCCTTCATCTTCTCGGATACTTGCCTCTTTTCCTCGTCAGTATGAGGACGGCTTAGATGGGGATGGCTCGCCCGCATTTTCGCTTTTGTTTCCTCTGTATGTCTAAATCCGGGCAGTCTACTCATCTCAACACCTTCGCTATCTCCTCAATCTGGCTTGGGCGCCAGAGATAGACTTCAGCACAGGGAACTTTGGATAGTTCAACTAGCCAGAAGTATTGCTCAGGAGTTGGCTGCCCAGTCTCCGTCTTTAGCTCTGCTATTACTAACCTACCATCCCTTGTCAGAGTGCAGTCTGGATAACCCGCCGGGCTATGGATACTTCGCCAAGTATGATACAGTTTCCAGCCAAACAGCTTGGCTAAATCCCGTATCTGCTCAAAAAATTCCTTCTCAGTTATGTCCATCATTCCTCAAACTCCATCCCCATCTCTTCTGCCACCTCTTTTTTGATAGCAAGCCTTTCATCCATCGTTAAATCACGCCCCTGCTCCTTTAGCATCTCTGAGTTAGCTTTCCTTAAGCGTAATCCCAACTTATTCTGGAAAGCAATATCACGGGGGTCATCTCTATAGTCATACCCCTTTCCCTTTGTCCTAGATGAACCAAATCCCTCTTTGTTCCACCGCTCCAGTATCTTTTCTATATATCCCAGATTGCGATGATTATAGGCACAGGCTTCTTCTACAGCCTTCTCAAACAACCCCTCAGAGCAGGTATCAGCTATTATCTTCAGTCGCTCAAACTTAGTTGGAGTCAATATCCCGCCATCAATCCTTTTCTCCTCAAAGCACTTGGCGATTGCTCCTAGTTTCGGGTCCAAGATGTCCTTGGTCTTGGATGAAGGTTCTTTACTCTGGGGGTTTTGAAGGGGCGTCTCCCCTTCAACATCAGCAGGCGTGGATATTCTATCCATATAATACTTATATGGTATCTCTCCGTAGGGGGTAGGTCGCTTGAGGTTGTAATTCAATAGCTCCTGAACGGCGGTGTCGTGATGAATAGATGTAAGACTCCGAGCCACCCCTTTTAGGAACTGAGAGGACTTTGTCTGTCTTATAACAAAGTTCTTGACCCAAACAAGGTCTTCTTTAGCATACCAAATCACCTTGGGCTTTAATGCCTCAAGGAGAGCTGGTATATCCTCTATAGCCAGCTTTGTCTCAAAGGCAATAGTCTCTAGGGCAATCTCATATAGGCCGGCTGGGTTGCAGTGAGGATTAGTCCAGAGGTAGGCGTAAAGGAGCTTGCCATCTTTAGGCAGCTTCATAACAAAGGGATCGTCCCAAAATGCTGTGTCAAATCCCCTCTCTGGCACTTAATTCTCCCTTCAGAGTTTGCAATCTCCTATCGCAGAACAGTCCTAAGCCTACCGCACCCTCTTCTTTTAAGGCATCACCGCCAACTTTTAACGCCCTTCCTTAAACTAGGCTTCAGACAAGTCACCTAGTAGAAGTATGCTAATTGGCTCTGCTTGTCCAGATACCACTCGGCTCAGGCTGGCCTGGTGGCTCGGAACCTCGTTGCCCTTTCTCACGGAACTCTCGCCCCGCCTGTAGTCCGACGGTTAGTGGTGGCGGCGAGTCCCCCTTAGGGGAATAACTCTATCCCGCTCACAGCGTAGGACACCACCAAGCCCTTCCTGCCAGCCATAGAGAGCCAGATTCGGTTACTCTCCCATCCCGTAACCAACGAGTTCTGCCCTTTCGGGTAGCTGACAGGCTATTATTCAGTTGTTAAGATTTACTTCGGGTTTTTCTTTATATCCTCTATCAATTCGGAAATCTGCTCCGAGGTCAGGTCACTATACTCCCTGATTTTCCACCCCTTCTCATTAACGCAAAACTGTCCCAAGTCCTGTGCCGACCAGTTGCACTCAGCCATTGTCTCTTTAAGAGCCTCAACCGTGTTAGAATTAGAAGTCGGCTCTTCAGCATGCGACTCGGCAGATGGCGGAGTTGTCTTAGGTGCTGGCCCTTTAGACTTTTGAGGCTGAGGTCCGGCAATCAATGGCTCATCTACAACCTCAGTAGCCTCACCCTCAATCACCTCGCCTTTAGAAGCTACAAATTGCTCATCCACCACGCCGACACCAACTGGCATTTCCCCAGGGCATAGGCGGTCAAGTGCTTGGCTCTCGCTCCGAATAAAAGCCATATTCTCAGCACTATTGCCTTTGTCAGTCCCATAAACTGTTGTGCCTTTTCCCCACTTGCCGTAGCCTCTGGCTATAGCACCGGTGGCAGGGTCTTGAAGCACAGTTATCGCTACGATATGCTCGCCATCTACCTTGCCAAAGACCTTCTCTTGCTCCTCCTTCGTCATAATCCGGGGAGTATCATCTACAAAACTAAAAGCTCGTTTCCTAGAAGCAAGCAGGCGCTTTGCCTTGATACCGATTACCGTAGCCCAAGACTCATTAGGCTTCCCCTTATTAAAAGGGATAAGGAAGACATGACCCATCAGTGGGTTTAATGAGTAGCTGGCGCATAACAGCACTGCCCTTGTCATTTCCACCTCGGGGGCATCTGGAAAGACCGTCATCAAGATTTCCTTTACCTCCCCCTTTGTCAATGAAGTCACTCCGTGATACCTTTCTAGCGCCACTGTCCTTTCTTTGCCAAATTGGTTTACCATGATTTCCCTCCTTGATTTTATATTAAGGGACTCAATGCCCTTTTGCTCATATTGACTAGCCTCTCTCACAATGCCTTCATGATGAGTCCGGTGCCAATCGTTACAGGCTAGAAATGCTTTACCTTTATCAAAGTCAAGAAATACATTAAGCATCCCCCCGCAGACTCGGCATTTATTCCGCTTGCGTAACTCAAACAGGTCTTCCCTAGTTCTGCTTTCGTCCTCGTAAATTGGCATAAGGTTTCACTTTCTCACCGTAGTATTCTTTTTGTTGGTTAATAGCCTCACTGATTTGGTGAGCATCCAAGAATCCTGCTACTGTGTTAAAGGTCATGTGCAGGATGAAGCTCGGATGCACTACCTTATCCCTGAGATAAACCCATCGCCCCTTTTTAAGGTGCTCTAATAAAGTATCCATTCCATATATGGTATAACCCTTGCGATATTTATTCTTAGGATATGGCATAACTACCTCTCATTAAGTAGTTCCTTTTTGGGTGCCGGGTTTTGTTCCCATTCTCTTCTCAACTCACAAATGTTAGCTCTACGACCGCATTTTGGGCACTCCGCTATTCGCCACTCATCAACTTTGCAAGTAAAGAAGATATCGCATACGCAATGTATGGTATAAAAAGGAACTTTCCGCGCCCAGTCCATATCAACTATCTGCATTAATCTATTTCCTTTCACCTTATAAAGAAGGCATAAGTCGGTGCCTCGGTCAGAATCTTGTTGAGCTTTAATGCTTCCTCGGTAAGTAGCTTACCTCTAACTAACCCTTCAAGAGCTTTGATATTCAGAGTTTCAGTAACTACGGCAGGAGCAAAGTCGGGGTAGTTTCTTTTGAAGGCGGCAACATCATAGCTCTTACTCATCCGCCGATACTTGACTGCATAGTCCCCAGCCTCAATGTCCTGATAGCTGCCTAGGGCTTCAACGGCAGCTCTGATATTAGCTTGAAGGTCAACTATATGTTTCATTGACTCCTCAACCGCTTCATAAAGTTCTTTATTCTTTCCCTTGAGTTCATCCTCTAATCCAGCTAGAACTTTCTGCTCAAGATGCAGATTATCAAGAAGCTCCTTAACCCCTCGTGGATTGCAAAGGTTCTCAGCACTATTGGTATAATCTGGTGCTTTTTTAGTCTCTGCCATTTTTGTCCTCCTTAAAATCCTTGACTCCTTCTAATATGGTCAAAATACTTCTCCAAACAATATGTATGAACCCGCTCAGGGAATTTAATACTTCCCAAGCCACCACCTCCAACCACCACCGAATAGTAATAATCCCTCTCCTCAATATATTCTTGGCACACACAACACCGGTGATTCACTCTTGCCCGAATGAGCTGTGCTATTCTGCCATTTCTAGCTATCCGAGTAGGTAATGATGCTATCATCTTTAATCTCCTCTAATTGTTTGTGTAGGATTACATTTTCAGCTTCAAGTAAGGTAACACGCTTCTGTAAATTAACAATAAGTCTTCTGCTCACGTTATCCACTAAATGATATTTTTTTGTTGGCAATAATTCTAAATTCTCAGGGTATCGGTTATCGCTCTTGTTTTCTTTGCTGCCTTGTGGATATTTATTTCCCTTATGATGGACTACTTCCCAAGGCAAAAGGCAACGATTAAGAGCTTTTGCTACCACAAGGCGATGTTCAAGAACATAACCCCTCTTGTTTGCCATCGGATAGAAGAAGTCATCAGGTTGAAGTTTAATGTCAATGTAGCCAGTATTTCTCTTTGACCTACCGCCCTTCCAATTATTGGCATCTATACCCCTTTTATGACGAAGAGTAGCCACTACCTTTGCACGAGCTTCGGGATTTTGAAGTCTCAGTTTTTGTGAGCATGATTGGCATCTTTTCTTTTGTGTTTCACCTTTTATAAATCTAACCCACCGTTCTTTCCCACAATCTATACAAGCAGCCCAGATATATTTTGCCCCACCTTTTCTATCAACATTCTGGGCCTTTTTAATATCACCTATTTCTGGCGCTAATGCTGTTTGTGCCATCTCAGTCTCTCCACTCCATAATCCACCAGACACCAACAATGACAAACAGCACCATTACTGTCAGCCCCTCCAAAACCATCAATCCCTGCAGGTCTGTCATTTCCCTCGCTCCGCGATTTGACCCAGAGTCTCATTGCCACGGCTTTTTGCTAACTGTTCTAATGAGCCAAAAACATCTTTGGCTTTGCCTGAAAGCCTTAAAACTAATATTCTCCTCTTCAACCAACCCCTCCTTGGGGAGAGCCATCCGCAACAAGCGACTCTCCCCGTCTTTCCTTCCACAGCGTTTTCAGTCCCTTCAGGTCGTTGGGCAGCCTTGCCTTCCTTTCGTTTTCTATTGAGACTTCACACGCTGATTGCTGCTTAATCAGTGTTCTTGCTTTAGGTCGTCCACCTCGCCTGCCTATATCAATCATGTGAGCAGTGCCATACCGGAGAGAAGTCTGTATCCCACCAATTCTGCCGGCATCCTGCCTCTTATTTACTTCATCAGGACGACTGCATAGCAGACAGTATTCCCTTCCATCGTCATCAAGAACTATGTTCCCGCCACAGTCAGGGCGAGGACATCTCATTGTTGTAATTATCAATCCCATCCTTCACTCCTCAACCTATGTCATGGTGGCAAATAGACTCCCGGCATATCGCTAGGTGCTCATCTAATCGCTTTGGGCTCCTAATACGCTTGGGGTTGAAGGTAATATCAACTCTGTTATCTGTTTCCCTAATAGAGCAACTTACAACCAAGTGATTATTAGTCTTCACCTTGACTTTCTGCTCCCCGGCTAACTCCTGCAGTTCAGCCTGAATTTTTGGAATATTTAGTTCCATAGGTGTAAAGCCCTTAATAATTTCCTTAAACCGCTCTGTTGCTTATCTTGGGGCGTCATAGTATGGGCTGTGAGGAGGTTGTCGTAAATTACCACATCCACTAAAGTCCTCAGTTCGGGGAATGTATTTGCTACAGCAGAGAGAAATTTCAAGCCGGGGTTTCTTTTACCGCTCTTGATATAAGACCAAGTAGACCTATCAATACCCAAGATTGAGGCGAGCCCATTATCAGTCAGGTCACTTTCCTTTTGTTTGTGTTTTATAGCTTCTATTAAATTATTCATCTCTCCTCGTTAAGGAACGGTGGTAATTTAAGTGGGCAGTATTATTTGGGAATAATTGTAGGTTTTCTAGCCTGTTATCCTGTTTATTCTCAATGCTATCCATAGGGTATTTGGTGCCTTTGTGATGAACTACTTCAATAGGTGAAAGATAACGACCCAAATATCCCTCCATAACAAGGCGGTGCTCGTAAACATATTTCTCGCTTTGAGTAGGGTTCGGATGACTAGGACAACAAATAAGCACATACCCCCTGCCATCAAGGTATTTTCCGCCTCTCCAGTTCCCACTCCTCCAACCCTTAGCCCTTTCGCCACTATGAGCCTCCGATGGACTATGTAGAATACCGGCTTTTCTCAATCGCACATAGACAGTCTCCATTGAGACACCTATTTCTTGAGCAATAACTTTCCCAGATTTATGCTCCTCAAGGTATGAATATTTAATTTGGGCAATATCTAATTGTTTGATTGCCATCTTGCCACCTTGTTCACTTTAGCCTCACTGCGGATATTATACACTACTATGTGGCTTTTGTCAATACCTTTGTAGACTTTTCTCTACAATATTTTCAAAATAGAACATTGTTATAGAACATAATACCTTCCCCTCATAGTAAACCAGTTGTAGAATAAATCCACAATCTTGAAAAAGTCTCTAAATATGCGACAATAGTCTACAGGAGCTTGGATTTGGAAGAGGAAACTGTTGGTGAATTATTGAAACGCCTTTTGTCTCAAAAAGGCATGAGTCAAAGAAAATTGGCTAACCTTTCTGGTGTAGATAGGGGATATATCAATTCGTTAGTAAAGGGACGGAGGGGTAGCATAACTTTGCGGATTGCTAGAAAATTAGCTTCTGCTTTAGATGAATCGCCTGAAATATTTTTAAGGTCAACAACTTATCAGCCCAAGGAGTCCCACGAGGATTTGCTAGAGCGCTACAGGATAACCATGCCTGCTTCTGTGCCGATATACGAGGAGCTTGCTCTTCATGCCGGTGAGCCTGTGGAACCGCTAGACTATGTGCCAGTGCCACGAGAGCAAGCACGGGGTAAAAGGCTAGAGGCATACATAGCTCGTGGGCATTGTCTTGAGCCAGAAGTTAAGGATGGTAATATAATCATTATTGACCGAGACGGGGAGATAGATACTGGTGATATAGTAGCCTGTCTCGTCCAAGGTGAACTGCGGTTAGCACGATTAAGGAAGATTGCCGATGAATTATACTTGGAAAACAATGAGCGCAGAATTAAGCTAGAAGAAGCCCAAGTAGCAGCACCGGTCATTGAGGTTAGAAGGAAATTGAAATGAAAAAATTGCTATTGATTTCGGCTCTGCTTATAACTTTATTCATGATAGGGTGCAATTCACCATCAGGAATTATAGAGGTTGACAGTAATTTAATGGCAGAAAGACTTAAGCCCGGTCAGGTATATAGTGTGGATTTCATGATGGAAGAAAATTATATGCTTTTGTTCGTCAAGACTATAATCCTTGAAACTTTTAGTTTTGATGGAACTACAATCAGCTATAAACAGTCCCAGAATGAGACAGACTATACACCTTATTTTGCTTGGATCTGTTATCCCCAACATGCTAAGAGTTCACGGGCGACTATTATATTCCTTGAAGACATAGGTGGCACAATTCAAGAATCAGGTGATTTCACAGTTAGGGCTGTAGCTAGAATGGACACCTCAAGGGCTTTAATAGAATTCGGTGGCACATACGGCACCAACCAACAGGGATGGTGAAAAATTCAAAAGAAAGGGGGCAAGGCTACTTAACGGCTTTGCTTGGTTTTAAGCTGGATAACTGGCAGTCAAAAGGTAGGGGGTTCGAATCCCCCCAGCTCCATTTTGAAGCTAAAATGTCGTTGGGTAGCCAAAATGAATAATGCTAGACCATTTGACTAACAACAAAATCCAGATAGGGGGTGTATCTAGGCTAGACCTTTTGACTGACCAACTTAGTGCCTTTTTACTCTCATGCAAGGTAGATGGGCTCTCCCCCGCCACGCTTAGGAATTACCGGTATCAGCTAGGGGCTTTCATTAAATTCTGCCTTGAAGCAAATCAGACTGATGCACATTGCATTACAGCACATCACATCCGACTTTTCCTTCAAAAGCTCCAAGAGACCAACAATCCTATCTCGGTCAGCGATTATTACAAGGCTATAAAGAGGTTCTTTAATTGGCTGATAGAGGAAGGCATTTTTGAAGGGGCTTCGCCCCTTCAAAACATCAAGTTAGGCAGGCTCCCCAAGTCTAAGCGGATGCCCTTCTCACAGCGGGATATTGATAATCTACTCCTTTTGTGTTCCGGCAATAGATTTCTTGAACTCCGTAACCGAGCCATAATATTGCTTTTCTTGGACACTGGATTGAGGCTATCTGAACTCGCCAATATTCAACTCAAAGATATAGATTTCGACAGAGAGACAATAAAGGTTATGGGTAAGGGGGCGAAGGAGAGAGTAGTTAAAATGGGAAAGGCTACACAGAAATCCTTATTGCGCTATCTGCTAATGAGGAGGGATAACTATCCTTGTTTGTGGGTTACTGAAGAAAGAAAGCCTTTAACCTGCGATGGAGTCCAAGTAACAATAAAGAAGCTATGCCACAGAGCAGATATAACCGATACCAAACCGGGTCCTCATACTTTTAGGCATACAGCAGCCATTCATTTTTTAAGAAATGGGGGAACCGAGTTCACCTTACAGTTACTACTAGGGCACAGCACTTTGAGGATGACTAGACATTATGTTGAAAGTTTAGGGGAAGAGGATATGATTAAGGCTCATAGGTTAGCTTCACCAGTGGATAATATGTTTCTTAAATAAAGAAACCTCCCCCTCTCCTTCAAAGGAGAGGGGGAATTATACTCAAAGCTATTCTCAAGCCCTCTGGCGTGGCTCTCAGGGCTTCTGGTGGGCTTTCAGCCCTTTTGTCTATCCACCTTCCACCACCCGGATATCACAATCCATCTTTCGGATGTCGTCTATATCTTTATCGGTTAGTAGCACTACTAGCATTATCCTAGGGTGTATGAGAACTATTTTAATATCTGCCTTATAGCCCTCTTGCTTAAATGTTTCGCAGAGAGCATCCATCCGCCTGATTAAAATGGCTTCCATCAATAATCCCCTACTAAAACAAATTGAGGAGTCCGAAGATGATAACTGCCACGAGTGCAGCAAGACTTAATATGCCACCAGCTATCTTGCCCCAGAGTATAATACGCTCTGTCCGCCTTTTCTTCCTCTCAGAAATGCGCTCTTCAATTAAAGCTATTTTGACTTCATTTTTGTCGGTTCTGGTATTCAGCTTTTCCAGTTGCTTATCAATGTTGCCCAGATGGTTCTCTTGATACTCTGATATGGTTTTAACCTCGCTAATTCCAGCTTTAAGTTCACCTAGCTCGGACAATACATCTACTAGGGCACTTGTATAGCTTTTCTTGTCACCCATTGCGCACATCCTTTGTAAGCTCATAGAATAAGCACATAACATTCACATAGAGAAAAAACGCTAGAAACACAAAACTTGCCGTTATCAGTAGCCCGATAAAAAGATATGCCAGTGTCACCATTTCTGCCCCTTAAATAGCCTCGAGAGCCAGACCAAAAATCTTATTGCTAGGCCTGCGAAGTATTGATACCAAGCCCTCATTAAGCCTTGCCAAACGCTTTCAGGACTGGTCGCTCTAAAATATACTCGCCATCACCGGCTATTGTGAGTGCCACCCACGCATCAGCCCATTGCCCTGTTACACCCTCAATACTTCGTATAGCTTCTTTATCCATTGTTTATCCCCTCTTCAAGCCACCCCAAGGTTACGATACATTTCTGAGATGGCATCTGTTATATTCCTCGACTTGTTGGAAAGCTCAAGCTGCATCCTATGTAGACTGTATAGGTCAGGGTGGGTGATTATTTTAGTAATCCGCACGGTAATATCTATGCCCAAGTCTTCATCGATGACTGTTACTATTGACCCTAGCTCTAGCGCATCAAAGTCAAACCCGTCGAAATGCGAAAGGTCGGTAGCTTCTATGAAATATGTAATAGGAGGTGTCTTCACCTTCGTTAGTTCTAATCTCCCGCGGGTTAGCAGTGTGCCGGCAAGTCCTATCGTATTATCTAACCAAGCCCTGCTCAAAATACCATAGGTGCCAATATCATCCCAAGCCATAAGATAGTCAGCCCTCTGGTAAGTAACCGTGTAAATAGCGGCTCCATTATAGTCACCAATGGCACAGCGCAATGTCCTCTCATCAGCTCCCTGGTGGAAGTCAGAAGTAACATCAACACCATCTTCATAAACCTCGATATGAGAAGGCAAGGCATCGCCCAAGGCTATCCAGTCTTTATAGCAAGAGTAAAGACTTGATAGTGTCAAGTAACCATAACTGGCATCGCTGTCCTTATCTACCGTCTCCCGAGTCGTGGTGATATCGGATAGTTTCACATCATTTCCGAAAGCAAATAATCTAGTGTGGAGCTGTCCCCAATCCGTCTCTCTGGTTATGCCCGCCAGGTTCTTTCGGTATCGGATTTGCTGCCCCTTATCTTCGCCTATATCATTCAACCAGTGGAACTTGCGGTCGTTATCGACATATATGTATCCTTCTCCTACTATAGCGTGAAGCTGGAGTAGTGCCCAGAGGATAGTCTGGTTAGTAACTACCAGCTTGCCACCCTCCACACCCCAGAAGTCGAACTCGTAGAAGTGGAAGTTGTAGTTGATGCTCCCGGAATTATATTGCCTACACCTAATGCCCGTGACGGTCTGTGTGCCTGCGGCTATATCAAGCTCCAGCCAAGTTTGATGAGAGATAGACCCGAGATAGAGAAAGTGCCAGTTTCCATCATACTCAACATCCATGTCAATGCTGGAATCAGCATGCTGCCCTGCCCGCCATACCATAATCCTCACTTTATCGCAGACGATTCCAGCATGTGTTACTTCCAAGAAACCTGACCAGTTCCCCGGTGCTATTAAATTGGAGTCGGCTGTAGTGCCCTCATCGTCGTCATAGGCCTCTTCTTCATCGTTCCAATCAGTGTCGGGGTCATTGTGCCCTGTGGGAGTCACCCAGCCTGACAAGTCCTCCCAGGTAGGTTCTATCGTGCCTTTCGTTATGGGGTTTGAATGTCTCTGAAAGGCTAGAAGCTCGTCAATAACAGTATCCAGAGTTTTCCCTGTCGAATCATAGCTCGGTATAATTTCGCTTGATAGCTGGTTGATTAAGCTCTCAGCGTCAATCTGAACGGTTATCATTGCCGTATATTCCTCTCAAAATACAAAAGGAATTTCTCTAATACCGTTCCCGTCTCATAGTCCCTTATCCATATCTCATGGCTCCGGGAGATACCACTGATTTTAGTATCATCACCGGGTATAGAGAATGTCAGGATTGATGCCTCATTTATTGTTCTGGTCAAAGAAACCATGTGAGCGTCCTCTAAGATAGCCACCAGTTCCCCGGCGCTGTTGTGCAGCTCAACGATATAGGGCACTCCCGGCTGGGGCACTATGACAATGGTAACTGTGGTAGTTCCGAAAGCCTCCTCGGATACTACGCCGATGGGGAATACCCATAGATTAAGCTGTGGTTCGCCGAAGACTTCCGCTGTTGGAATACCAGAGGCTATAATCGGTCCCGCTACAATCGCTGTCCCAAGAGCCTCTAGAGTAGCTATCCCCGATGGCAACAAGATAAAATTAACCTTTAGAGTGCCGAAGGCTTCCTCTGAGGTTATAGCTATAGGCTCAATGCGTAAATTAAGTTGGGTTGTCCCAAACGCTTCAGCCGATACAACACCTGAAGGATATACGATAAAATTAAGCTGAGGGGTGCCGACTGCTTCAAGGGAAGCTATCCCTGAAGCTATTATTGGACCCGCTATAACAGGTGTCCCTAAAGCCTCAGCACTGGCGATAGCTTGCGCCAGTATCTTCAGATTGACCTTGAGAGTGCCGATAGCCTCTTCACTGGTAATGCCTGAAGGGAATAGGACGAAGTTTAGTTGAGGGCTACCAAAGGTTTCCTCAGATGCTATGGCTACAGCTATAATCGGACCAGCAACAACAGGGCTGCCAAAAGCCTCAAGGGAAGTAATTGCATCTGGATAGACAATAGTAGTAGGCAAAACTGTGTGGCTACCGATTGCTTCGGCGCTTGCTATACCCGATGGTAATAGAAAAAGAATGAGCTTCGCTGTGCCGAAGGCTTCTAAAGAGGCAATACCAGAGGCGATTAAGGGGCCAGTAGTGATAGGACTTCCTATGGCTTCAGCAGTCGCAATTCCAGAAGGGGCTAAGTGAAGATTAGCTTGGGGAGACCCAAACGCCTCTAAGGTCGCTATTCCAGAAGCAGCTAGGTGAAGATTGGCTTTATGAGAACCGAAGGCTTCAGCCGATGCGATACCAGATGGGCTTATAACCAACGGTGCTAATTCTGAATACCCGACAACAAAGAAGTCAGCAGTAGTGCCTTCTATTTTACCTTCTATGATTAAGCTGGCACATTCAACTATAGCCCAAGGATGATGAAAGGCATCTCCGTAAATATCCTCTGCCGACCCGTTTTTTCGGAGTCCATATTCTTTTACGTTTGTCGTGACTTCTATGAAGCCCATATTAGCACCAGAGGGCAGGGCTGAAAGGTCTAGCCATTGGTCTGTAGTGCCTAAACTTACATCAGTGGCATTGGTATTAAAAGTGCAACCATCAGTAACATAGCCTACTAGAAAGAAGTCAACATCGAGATTTTCAATGTAACCTTCGCAGATTTGGCTGGCATCACACCCAATAATTGCACCAAAGCAGTTGTGGTCATCCGTATCTACATGTCTGTCGTCGCTACTTCCATTTTTGCGAAGCCCAAACTGATAAGTAAGAGTAGAAATAATTTCAAAGATAAGCCCTATAGCACTGGGAGCTTCAGTGGAGCAATCCATTGCCACCCACTGGTCATCGGTAGCAAGCGACATATCGTCAGCGTTAGTCTTGAAGGTAACTCCAGCCTTAGTATAGCCTACAACATAGATGTCAATATCAGTAGTGCTTTCAACATAAGCCTCAAAAATCCGACTGGCATCAACGCCAATCATAGCCCAAAAGTGAACACTGGGGCGCATATCCCCATGCCTGTCATCAGTAGAGCCATTCTTGCGTAAACTTATCTCTCTTGGAGAGATACTGGTATTAACACAGTGCAGGATTAAACCAGTAGTTCCTGCTGGAGCAAGGGCACCAGCATCCATAGATGTCCACTCACTAGCAGCACCAGCCGTAATCTCAGTTGGCGTTATTGGATAGAAGGTTTGAGCCACTATGCCTCCTCAATCAGCTTCTTCTTTGGCTTCTTTAATTCAGCCCTGATAAGGTTGACTTCCTCAAGCTGTTCATCCAAGCCTAACTCAGCCTCAGTTAATTGCTGTTCTGGAGTGACTTCCTCATATAAGCCTTGGGATATAGCCCAATCCTTGTAGGTATGCCATAAATCCCTCTTTTGCGTCTCATAGGCTTTTTGCTTTATCTCGCCCTTTTTCCAAGACACAGTGAGGTTCTGAACGGCAATCTCATACTCGCTGTCCTTAACGAGCTTGGCTTGAAACTGGGGCTTGGTTAGTCTATGCGGTGCTATTTGCCTAAAAATTGTTTTCATAGAACCCCCTAGAGCATTTCTTTGAGCTTACTCTTGTCTTCAGGCGAGAGCTTATCCGCCATCTCCTTCAGCTTTACCTCGCCCTGCTTGGTGTCCATAATGCGGGCTATCTCTCTGGCAGTCTCTTTAAGCTCCGCTATCTGGGTGTTAATCTTCTGCTTCTCAGCCACTAGCTGCTCATAGCTCATACCTTCATAACTACTTTTTGCCATTGTTTTTTACCTCCTTCTTTGGTGGATGTTGAATTAGTGTCGGTCTGCCGACCGCTTCCTGTGATGTGATGCCCTTGAAGGGTATAGCTTTTCTAAGTTCTTTGTTGTGGATGGCTTCCTTCTTGGCTTCAGCAAGGATATCAGGATGACTGGATAAGCCGAAAGGAGCACCACTCCGCATAAGCAAAGCCTGGTCTTTGACTATACTCAGGGCTTTTACCTGTTCCTCAATGCGCCTTGCCTGAATGGTTATAGCCCGAGCTAGTTCCAGGGCTGCATCCCAGGGTAAAGCTAATACTTTCCGATTGTCCATTACTATCAAGACATCCGTGCCGTCCCGTTTGACTACAGCCCGTGTAATTTTAGGCACATATATTTGAACCATTTCACTCCTTAAAGTTTGAAGATTTTGTTAGCCCCGGCATCCCAGGAAACGGTGATGTCACCGCCGTTAGGAGTGCAGGGCAGCCCGGTCGCCGTATCAATGCAGGCTATTAGCCAGCTCGTTGCATCAGTCCCACTGTCCTTAAAGAGGACGATATACTCGAACTCGTCGCCTGAAACCGTTGCGATAGTTTTATCATCCGCATCGGCGACACCTAGCGTTGAAGATTTGCCTCCCAAGAAAGTGACACTTGTGGCTACAATACCAGCATCCGTAAGGTCAACCTGGTCCTCATCTGTGTCGATATTAAGCGTGTAATCAGCCGAGTCCATAAAACACATCTCGATATCGTCAGCAGCCCAATCTATGTCCCCGTCTAAAAAGTGACCCCTGCCTAAACCATAAAGTGCATTTGCCATCTCTTTTTACCTCCTGATTTTTATTTTTAGAGATACCTTTCTCTGTAGGTTATATTTAGCGTGCCCGTATTGGAGAAGCCAGTAACCTTAATATGGTTGTCCTCACCTGGTATCAAGCGGGGGAACTGACCGCTCACATCGGCCATATCCTCCGTGCCTTCTTTTTTGACCACCCATAACCCCACATCTATGGTAAGCACTTCCCCATTTGCTAAGTCACCCTCCCATTGAAGCTCCTCGCCGGTGTCGGTATTCTCTATCTTGAGCGTGATGCCGACATGATTTTCTCCGGCAGTTATTGTGTAAACTGGCTTCACATAGGCGGTTCCCCCCACTGCCTCGGTTATAGTCTTGGGGTCGGCATTTATGTTAAAGTCGCTGCTGGTCTCAGTGAGTTTAAAAGCTAGAGGATCATCAGCACTAAAAACCAGTTCCCCCTCGAAGGCATAAGGGCTAATCATCCTACCGTTAAGACCTTCATATCTAGCCAAAAAGTATCTATCATCCAGAATATCAAGCCTGAGCTGCTTCTCTTGCCGCTGCCCACAAATCCGCTTAATGCTGTCCAGGTAGCTTTTTAATAGAGCAGAACTCGCAGCCTTGACAATAACAGATAAGTTTAGAGATTTAGGGGGGAGTATTGACCCCGTAGCATATGAAAGGTCAGGAAGCTGGATAAGGTCAGCACCTATAAAGCCGACCAGAGCGGGACTAGGAGATGTTACTATGAGTCCATAAGCGCTAAGGTCTATGCCATCGTATGTTAAACTCCAACTCATACGCTTATCCCCTTCGCTCTGTATTTTGACTCCTGCATCTGCAACAGCACCCGAGCTATCTTAGGCACATCGGCCTCTTCCCTTACTACTAGCTGGGCAATCTGAAAGCTATTGTATATGCTAGTTCCAGGTCGTAGGGTAGGACCGATTGCTTCAGGACCAGCTTCACCAGCTATGCCAAGAAGCCGTCTCGACCTTGTTCCCCAGAGAAGCGTAGGCTCCATAAGCATACCGCCGTGCTTTAATCCGTGAGGACCTTCCTCAGTGTAACCCCACTTCTTCAGCCACTCTTCCCATGTCAACACCTCGACATGAGACTTGCCTGAGAATGCCGCGAGTTCTCCCATAGTCATACCGCCTGGGAAGGTTCTAGCATATGCCATTATGTCACCGAGAGCCAAAGCAAGCCCTCTTGCAGCAGAAGTTGACATTACAAGGGATGCAGTCGTAGAATTTATACCACTTGCCAATATACCCTGAGCATCTGCCGTAGCCAGAGTGGTTGTCCCTAAGTCGCCCATAGAACCAGAAGCAGCCGCTATTTCAGCTTCATAGTCAGCTAAAGCAGTAGAGCTATCTTCTAGGGAAAGTGTTGTGTCATCAACAGCCTCTCCCATTTCCCTTTGGGCTTTAGCGGAATGTTGCATCGCCAAAGTTACACCTACAGCAATCAGAGCTACTCCCGTCGCAAGCATAGCCCAACCCACAGGACCAAGAGAAGCAAGAGCTGCTAACATTGAAGCTACAAAGTGCCACATCACAACTACTAAGGCTTTGAGTGATATGAGCAGCTTAGGCAGAGTCATGGCTGATAGCATAGTTATGAGTGTAATCAACTTGGGAGCCAAAGCAGACAATAGGATAAAACCGCCGCCTATTAAAGCTAGAGCACCCGATACTGCAAGACCGATAGTTACCAGCTTAATAAGGAACGGATTTAGTGTCTTAATCCACTGGATAAAATCATTAACCTTCTCAATGACCCAGGTTATAGCAGGGCTTAAAACATCACCTATCATCTCGGCGACATCGCCTAAATTATTTTTCAGTAGGTCAAATTGACCTTTAAGTATTGACCCATAGGACACTGCTTGGTCAGCAAACATTTCCCGTAGCTTCAGCCATTTCTCCTCTTCGGTCGAGCATTGAGCTAGAACAGGAACATAGCGCTGAAGCATGCCCCAGTTGCCAGCTAGAGCCATGCCGAGGCGAGAGGTTGAATTGACCAAATCAGAACCCATCCCCACCGCCATATCCATAGCAAGGTTAAGCAAATCCATAGCCTCATCTAAATCACCAGTAGCTAGGACAAGAATAGATAGGCTCTCCCTCATATCGGTATCGGCAAAGGATGTCATCTGTTGCATTGAATCTATCGTAGCCTCTAGCGACTCTCTTACGCTGTCATATTCGATACCAATATTCCTCAAGGCTACGATTAGCCGGGTGGTCATGGCTTCTTCTGCAGCTGAAGCACTAACAGCCAGCCCTAATAGAGCGGTAATGGCTGCCCCAAAGCCCGCTACTGCCGCCCCTGCTGCCGTGAAATTCTCGGTTATGCCATCGCAGGTCTGCTGGACTTCAGCATCCACCTTCTCCAACTCGGCATCTAAATCAGCGGATTCACCACTTATAGTTACTACTGCATCGCCAGCTTCAATTGGCATTCTTCACCTCTATACCTGCCTCGTCGAAAAACTGCTTGTCGGATATCTTGCGTGTGGAGACTTCTTCTCCCTTTATGAGTGCCTTCTCCCGCTGCTTGCGCTCCACAAGTTTATCGAGCATCAAAGAGAACTCTTCATCTGTCCAATGGGCAATGATATAGTCCTGGGTTATATGCCACTCTGCCAGCAAGAACTCGAATACTTGGGCTATTGAGGCTTCGGAGGCACCATCCTCCCCATCGTCCTCACCAGCCCTTGAAGTAAAGGGAAGGCAATCTCTGATATCTGCTGCCAAGCTGTAGCCATCTCGGAATCGGTGGCAATCGCCTCAATCTCCTCCCGGGGAAGATCTCTTGCGTAGGAGAAGAAGAGGTCGACTACAGTATCAGGCATAGTAATTAAGAGGGATTCGATAGCAGTATTAAACTCTTCGGGTTTATCCGAGGATGCCTTAGTAAGTTTGGGAAGCTCAGTCAAGACATTGAGAACCTTTTGTCTCCATGCGCGGGATTCCTTGATAACGAGGGGTTCTACCCCATATTCTCGCCCGCCGAAAACTACCGTGATGGATTCATGGAATATCTTTTGCTCATCTGTTCTACCCATTGAAACACTCCTTTTTTAGGCTACATTATCGACTATGACACAGGCATTACTGTCGCCTTTCAGTGCCTTAAAGGTTACAGGGATTATGGTTTTCACGCCCTTCTTATAGGCCATGCCGACCGTGCCAGTAGCAGTGGCTAATGGTATGTGAATTGCCCGTAAAAAGCCCGCGGGGTTAGTCCCCTCTATCTTGAGGTTCATTGTCTTGTTGATGCCTCCGCCCAGCTTGATAATGCTGCCCGACAATACGCTTCCAGCCATCGCCTTGTCCATGTTATACAACGAGCTTTCAGCCATATTGCAGGTGACGGACAAATCTTCCTTGGTTAAAACCCGGTCAATGGGGAAGGTCTCCTCTTCTACCTCAATATCAGCCTCACTAGTGCTATATTCGAGGGTCACGCCATCCTCTGTGTAACCTACTTCAGTAAACGGGCTGCTCAGTGAAAGGCCAACTGCCGATGTAGCCCCTGGCTCTATTGCATAGGCAACTCCGTGAATTACGACAGTATCGACGTGAACATATCTCGCTGGTGCTGCTTCCCAGAGTTCCAAGCGAATCCTTGTCAATACCCAGTCTCCTAGAGTGCAATTCGCAATGCCAGCGCCTTCAGCCGCAGCTACTAAGCCATTGATGTCGCACAACCCCCATTCAAAGAATGAGTGGCCGGTATCGGAATGACCACCATAACCAACCATATCTCCATCTGCTAGGATTACTTGCGCCCATATACCATCACCAGCGTGCCCTTGCATATTTACGAATGTGACTTCTATCCAGCCTTCGCTATTCGGGTCTTCGAATCTCATTTCAAGCTGGACATAGTTACCCATCACTCCATTCTGGCACTTATGGTAGAAACTGTATTCAGGCGCAGCAGTAATAACGGCATCCTCCATCTGCTGTAGCGTTAATGCTTCGAGCGCTTCTGTCGGCTCAAGTTGAAGGTGAGTGCTCCCGGCATTACCTGAGCCCGTTTTCTTTAACCTTACCGAGTGGCTTCCTGCTTGGTATTGATCGCTCATCCACTCCGCAATGGCATCATTAGGCTGCCTTATAAATAGCGTTGCTACTCCTACTAAAACATTCGCTATTGTCTTTGCCATGTTTATTTACCTCCTGTTACTTTTACTAGATGCGCTTGATAGCGAGTCTCAATTTCAGCCTCAGTGAACCCTTTGGTTACTTTCGGCTTTACTTCTTCTTCATTTACCTTGCCCTCCTTCGGTTTATCGGTTCCCAACTTTATCCTCACTTTCACATTCCCTTACCTCCTTAAAATTTTGATATAGAAAAAGGCGAGTTCAAGCCCGCCTATAGTGTGGTATTACTTTATCCTCTTATGCCCCTTAATTTGGCTGTCAGTGCCTCTGGGGGGTTACTCTGCTCGTATCATCATGCTAAAAAAGGTCACAACCCGATAATAATTTGGTATATCCCTATCCTGAAGGTCTTGTCCCTGCACCTCTTCAATAGCACTCATAATCTGATAATTAGTGCCATCAATAATTACCGTCACATTCTGGATGCCTTGAAGGACATCATAGAGTGCCCTATATACTTCTCTAGCACCTATTGGGTCGTCATCCCAGCAGTCAAACTGGATACTGGGGGTAATGATGGCAGGGATATAGGGAGTTGAAGCACCACCCCGGGTAAAAAAGCCCAGGGCAGGGAGTGTCGTGCCTTCAGGTAATCTGGGGTGATAGATTCTAGTGCCAACTATGTCGGTCAGAGCAGTCTGTCCGACTAGATAAGCTCTGATAATAGCATTGCTGTCGGCATTCATTACAGATTAGCCTCTATCTTCTCGGCGAATTTATCCTCGGTAAAATTCTCTTCAAGAGCAGGTTTGAAATAAGGTTGAGCTGGCATCTTGGAGGTGCCCAGCTCCAAATAGCCACCATATCCCGAAGTCGAATAGACCTTGCCCTCTAATCCATCGGCACTAGACTCAATGGAGCGCATATTATTGCCAGTCAAGACAGGCGAGAGCTGCTTGGCGGTATTCTCAATCTCCAGCACAGTATCTTTGATTGCCATTTCCGCGGCATCTCTGACCTTTTCCCCGGTCTCCTGGAGCTTTGAGTCCCACGCTATTGAGACACTTATCTTCATCTCACCGTCCTCATAAGACATTCCTTGTGGTGGCTCCCAGTGTCGTCCTGCCTTTCGGCTACCAATAGGACTTCATAGGTAATACTGTCTATCTCCACTTGGTCTCGCTCTGTAATATCTATATCGGCGATAAAGAGCTTGTAATCTGCTATGACTACTTTAGCACCGACCATTATTTCTCTTCCACTAGTGGCCATCAGACGGCAAGCTTGGTCAGTTAGGTGGTCATCCCATGTCCCGGTAGGATTGCCATAAGCATCTGTGCCCGCTGGGTTAAATCGCTTCACTGTGCAGGTATTGATAAGAAGATTAGTAAAGGACATTATTCTGACCCCTCTCCCATTAAGTCCATCTCGGCCCAAGTAAGATAGGGACTTGCAGCATCTTCCTCTTTATACTTCTTGGCTAGAGCCATTTTAGTATCAGCCTCCTTCTTGGTATAGGCATAGTCGCCTATCTTCTCTGAGGTAAGACTGTTGGTAAGTGTAGATGCCCAAGACTCCAAAGCATAAGACGCAGCCAGAAGCAAAGAACTTGAGGCCATAGTCAAAAAGACCTGTATCTCTTCGTCGCTGAACTGGGCATCGGTAGTCGGGACTATATCCGTGTCACCGATTAAAAGCCTCACCTTGCCGATATTATTTTCTGTATCATAGGTCCATGTTGACATGATTTAACTTACTCCTGAGGGGGGGTGAACACCATACCTCACCCAGTATTCTATCCACTTTCTATTATAGGGGCACTTCTTAATCTTTGTGCATTTATCGTTCTTCAGGTTCTCGCAGTCCACGAACCGGCAAAACTCTATGCTATAAGGTGTCTTCGCCATGTCTTCCTCACTTATAAGTTACCGTAAGGTTGGCAGCTACCGCTTGGTCATAGTCAATGTAAATTCCCGTTTCGATTTTTAGGTCATAGACAAAAGTGATAGGCTGCACTGACACAGAAGTAGTGGGGTCAAGGTGAAGGACGGCGATAATAGTCCCGGTTGCATCAATGCCATCGTATACCGTGATATCGCCGGCTGTAGTTAAGCCATTGACCACTATTGTATGCAGTGCCCCTGCACCTGTCTTCACTAATACAGTATCATCCACATGAGTCCAAGGCCAAGGGAAACTAGCTACTGGCTCCATATTTACCTCCTTACCACCCAGCCGGAGAACGGCAGCCAAGGAGCTAAACCACCATCCCCCGACTGGCTTGTCACTCGTTAAGCTACTATGCTCCTTTTAGCTTATCCCTGGTATCCGCCCATATAGGTGGCTCTCCAATCGAGTCTGCAACCGCCGAAGCAAAGCCTCACTCGGTAAAGCACATTGTCGCTCACAAAGTCGCCTTCCATCGGGCTGATTGCACCACCGCCGATAGTTACCTTGTCGCTGGCCTTCATGCAAATCTCCGGGCGCTCGTGTCCTCTCAGATGCGCAACTTCCAAAGCCGCAATATCCTTGGGATCAGCGAATAGATACCAGCCTAGATTACCGCTAACAGCATCCAGAATTGGCAAATACTTGTCTTTTATAGGTGTTAGTGTGTAAGTAGGGATGACATTGGTCATAGGGTATGCTGTCGGACCAGCATCAGTAGTGCCCCTATATACCCACATCTTGTTTGTAGAATTTAGTATTTGCATAGCTGTATTATGGAGTGCAGGCGGATATACCAAGAATTTCGCACTATTCTGAATAGGCTCGCCACTAGCATCGGTCAGTGAATCCATATACTCAAGAGCCGTTTCTAGGTTGGCGATAGTTAGAGGATTCGCCGAGCGATTTCCATGGCTGTAAAGCACTGCATGTCCAGCATATAGACCAGTGGCTATCCGGTGTTCAGTTCGGATTGCAGCTCGAGCGAAGCGTTCTGGAGTGTCCTTCAACGCCCCTAGGTCATCGTTAATTAACGACTCCCAAGAGATATCGAACTGCCGCCCATACTTCTTGACTGAGAGCTCAAACTTCTCCTCTTCCCGCTCACTGGCTAGGTATTCGCCCTTCTCAGCTACCTCTGGTAGATACTGGTCGCCGCCCGTAATAGCAAAGCGCTTTGACACCTTGAAATCACGGTTCGTGCTCATCTTGACAAAAGCCTTCCATACCGGAGTAACAGCTTTATAGCTTGCCAACACTTGCCTATCTAGCACGTCGCCGAACAGTAACGGGAAGTCTGAAGTAGTCAGCGCTTCCCTGAGTAGGTATTCTTGTTTATGGGGTGGAAGGTTTCGGGCATTACTGAGCAGGTCGATAGTCTCCCTCAGCTTCTGCTCATATCCTTCGCCTCTGCCCACATCACTAAGGGCGACATAACCCTTCCAATCCTCCATCAATTTCATCAAGTCCATCGTATATTTCCTCCTATGTTTATTTTTGTTCCACCTCCACCACTTCCGCCTCGTTAATGCGTCTCACGAGTTCGACATCAGGTCTGCCGAACCCCCTGAAAGTATTGAAGGCTTTCTTTATCCGGTCGTATTCTTCATCCTCTAATAGGATTTCACCATCCTTGCAAGTCTCTAGCTTTATGGCCAGCACATTCTGCTTAACCAATTCAGCACCAGACAGTTGCAGTTGCGGGATAAACATTAGATTCAGAATCGAATCCTTAACGTGATAGGGAAGCTCAATATCCAATTCCTTCCCCGGATTCGCCTTGTCTGGAACCTTCATCTTTACCGTGTAGTCCCTCAGATTTAGTTTACGCATCTTCTTTTTCGCTCCTTTTCTGTTTCCGTTCCTAACTCCCACCAGAATACAGCCGAATCCATCTTACGGCACCAGATACGGTGACAAATGGAATGGCGCCAACTTTACCTTCATCTTCCGTAGCATCTACTATGTAGCCTACAGAACCAGGATTGGCTGCAAGGAATAGAGCAGTGATTGTGTGGGTCGTGTTAAACCTCCAAGCGTGAAGAGCACCGGGACTGCCAGCTAATTGAGCCTGGGCTTGGCCAGCGAAGTAAAGATTAGCGGCGGCCTGAGCTGCACCTGAATAAATGCCTACATCGTGTGGGGTTGCGACATTTGCCCCCATAGTTGCTGCATCATCTATGCACAACCACGAACCAAACCCATAAGTCGGTCCAGTGGGCGTGCCCAGGATAGTGCCGTCCACATAGCCGTTAAGACCTTCAGTTTTGCCGTCGGTTATCCTTCCGAAGAAAGACCAACCCATACCTCCACTCACTACTGCCCTATTGCCCATTGAACGGCGAAGGTCGAAAGAGCCCTGATTATGGACTTTGACAGCGATAACGCCTTCGCCTTCGTTGTCAATCGAACCTAGAGCAAAGCCGAACGGGACTTGAGTGGCGCGGTCTCGCCTCTTGCTGATACCGCAGGCACCTACCCCGGCGGTGATTGCGCCAGTGGTCACGCGGTCGATAAACAGAGGGTCGCCAGGCACAATTGCTCCTTCACCAGCCGATTTATCCCAGAACTCATCGGTGTCAGCGAAAACCTTCAACGCCCAGATACCTTCTGTGTCGATGGCAATAAGGTCTGTCGCCGCTGCAGCACTTTCGAAAGCCACACCCACGATGTAGCCCGTGCTAGTCTGAGCAACAACTGGGTCGCCCTTATCCACTTTACCGTCAGCATGATAAGGGTGGAATAGTTCACTCTCTAGGAACGTTAAGTGTCGCCCTTCGTAGGTAGATGAAATCTCATCCCCTGCGATTTTGGCGTCTTTGTCTGGATAAACTCCACGCATTTTTATTTTACCTCCTGTTAGTTTTTAGTTCACTTCCCCTTTTTCTTAGGTTCAGTCTTCGGGGGTATTTCCTTTTTACCCCCAGGTTTAGGGTAATATACTTCTTTATCCATTTATCTCGCCTCCTAATCGGTTTATTCGGTTTCCCTAGCGCCCAGTGACGGCAGTTTCCAGTTCTGCATCGCCCCATTCTGGGTGGAGTTTCTTGAAGGACTCTTTGAGGGCTTCCCTGTCCTTCTCGGGGTCGGACTTGGAAGCGCCCATGCCCTTCACCTTGCCCGCCTCGGCCAG